CGCAAACATTAATATTAAAATAAACAGATGACATCAACAGAACGATTACAACAAAAGATCACAGAGCTAGAAGGCGATTTGCTAGAAGCTAGAGCAGAGAAAAAACACACCTATATTCATGAAACGCATCACTTATACTGTAGCAACGGAGAAATGCATTTCGGATTCGGAGACGATAAATGGCTAGTCTATAATACCGATCAGCTATTTAAGGATCTACCATTTATTATTAATCAAGTAATAAAGGAAAACGGGAAAATGCAAAGGCATTATTTAGATCAAATACAGAAAGAGTTATTAAACATAAAAGTAGAAGGAGAAAACGAATACATGGACATCGAAGATCAGGTCGTAAATGATCCTGAAGAGATACCATTATTTGAAGGCACTCTAGATAAACTAAACAAATTATGATTTTGCTAGTAGACGCCGACAGTCTAGTATATGCTAGTTGTTGTAAGAAAAGAGAAACACCAGAAGATGACTACCATCAAACAGATCTATGCGAAGCTCGTAATAAATTTGACGAACAGTACATGAGTATTGTAAACACCCTAGAGGAGATGTACACTATTGAAAAGGTCATAACGTTTAACGGATCTAGAGGCAATTTTAGGCACTTTATCGGCAATAAGTATAAAGAGAATCGAAGCGAATACAAACGACCGCCATTATTATTTGAAATGCACGACTACGTTAAGAGTCAATACGACAGCATAGTCGGTTACGGCGTAGAAACAGATGACATGGTAGCTAAGTATTGGAAAAAACTAAGTGAAGAAATCGGCAGATCAAACGTCATGATCGTAAGCATCGATAAAGATTACAAACAATTCCCTTGCCTATTATACAACTACCATTATAAACACAGAGAGATCTACGACATTTCAGAGGAGCAGGCTTTGTATAATTTTTACGAGCAGATGATCGCAGGGGACGCAGCAGATAACGTCAATTACTTTAAAGGTAAAGGCAAGAGGTTTTGCGAAAAGTATTACGCAGAATGCGAGACTGAGTTTCAATACAGAAAAAAACTATATAAACTATTTAAAGAGAAATACAAAAGTAAGGCAAAGGAAAAATATACTGAATGCTATAACCTACTAAAACTTAGGACAGAATGAATACAAGAAAAACATCAATAGAATGCTTTAATAAAATTAAACAAGAAGGGTTGTTAAGTAAAAGAAGACTTGAGGTTTATGAGGCATTATATACATCAGCACCTTGCACATCTTCAGAAGCTATAAGAAATGCTAAAACCACATTCGGAGTATTTGGAGTAAGTTCTAGATTTACAGAGCTTAGGGATTTAGGAGTTATTTATGAAAAAGGAGAAAAACAATGCACCATTACAGGCAGAAATGTAATAGAATGGGACTTAACAGATAAATTACCTGTAAATTTTAAGAGCAACAAAAAAACGAAAAAACAAAGAATTGATGATGCTATAAATTCTTTTCGTGAGTTATATAAGAATAAAGATAATAGCACAAACGAAGACTGGAAAACAGTTGCTGATTTAATTAAAACAATATAACAAATATGGTAAATAATTATAAACCAATAAACATAGCAGATAAGATCTCTGAGCTTTCAGGGATCGATGTCTTCATTGACACTAGAGAACGGAAAGTTGTTGAGGTCAGATCGCTGCTCACTTATTTATTGCGAGAAAAGTTAAAAATGAGATGGAAAAATATAGTCTTGTTTTATGATCGTAACGGCAAGAAAATAAATATGGCAAACGTAATGCACAGCTATAAGAAATATGATGACTATAAAAAGCAGAATCCTTTTTTAGATCAGTTACAAAATTCTTTCGTGTTTGAGCCATACTCAGATTACGACGAAATAAACAAGATCGACTACCTAGAAAAGAAGTGCAAAAGGCTAGAGAAAAAATTACAAGAACAAATAAATAAATAAAGACATGATTGAGAAAGTAAAAATAACAGAGGTTTTTTCAAATCCTACAAACCCGAGAGTCATTAAAGAGGCATCGTTTAAAAAGCTAGTCAATAGTATTAAGGATTTCCCAGAAATGTTAAACCTGAGACCGATCGTAATAAACGCAGAGGGCGGCATTATAGGAGGCAATATGCGATACCTAGCCTGTAAAGAGATTGGGCTAAAAGAGATCCCTGTAATACGAGCAGAGAACCTTACAGAAGAACAGATAGAGCAATTCATTATTAAAGATAATGTAAGTTTTGGAGAATGGGACTGGGACATCTTAGCTAATGATTGGAAGTCAAACAAACTAAACGACTGGGGTTTGGGTGTATGGGAAAATAAAATTGAGAATACAGAATTTAAACCTGTAATGTTTCCTAGCCAATCGGATAAAGAAGTAACTGATGCTGATGTTCAAAAAGTAGCAGATCAAATAGGAAGCACATTTCAAAAAGGAACAGAAAGAAAATTCATAGAAACCATGTGTCCAGAATGCGGACATGAGTTTAATGTAGCAAACGAATAATGAAAAACGGAAAACATTTAATCATAGACGCCTACGGATGTAGCAGAGAGCCGTTGTGTGACGCAGAGCTAATAAGGACTATGCTAATGGATATAACGTGGCTAATCGGTTTAAAACCTCTTTCTAAGCCATTGATTTATGTAGTAGACGAAAGCATGATCGACTTAAAAAGTACAGGTATTACTGGTGGCATTATATTTATGGAATCACATTTTACGTTTCATGCGTTTCCTGAGCTAGATTATTTCTCTGCCGACATCTATTCCTGTAAAGACTTTGATCATACAGAAGTAATTAAATACATCAATAAGTTTTTTGAGCCTAAAGATTTAAAAGAAACTGTAATTCTAAGAGGATCAGCACTATGACAAAAGAAGAGATACATTTATTTCTAGAATTAGAAACGACATTCACATTTGCAAAATCGATGGCGAATATTCCGCACAGTTGGATATGTAGAAAATACTATTCAGACGCTCAGTTTTTAGCTGCAATGAATTTTATTAAAGAGAACGGTTACAAAGAGAAATTCTACAGCAAAGAATATACATACTACAATATAAACGATTACAAGTATTGGGTTGCGACAGACGAAAAGGGTTTTGATGATCCTACGGCAATAATTAATCGAGCAAAAATATGATAACGACAGTTCAATGTATAAACGAAAGACTAGAGTTAGCTAAAAAAACGATAGTTGCAGCAGAGATACCTGCCTTATTTTATGTAGACGAAAACAAGGATGGATGTCTGGCTAGTTTCGGGGCTATGTTAAATAAATATCCGACAAACGATTATAGGTTACACCTACAGGACGATCTAATGTTTGCTGATAATATTATAAAATATCTGCCTAGAGTTGAAAATCACATGAGAACTAAAGACCTCCACGTACTGTCTTTGTTCGCTCCTAACAGAAAGCTAATTCTAAAGCAATATGAAGAGGGTAAAGTTATTGCTCCTTTTCCGAATTACTTATGGCTACAGGCGACGATGTTTTCGCCTCAATTTCAGTCAGTCTTGAAAAAAGAATATAATAATCTGTCAGACAAAAGCATTAAAGACGATGATGTTTTCGTCGCTCATGTAATGAAAAAATATAACGTTAAGGCATACGTTCACTTGCCAAGTATAGTACAGCATAATACTGACATTAAATCCTCTCTAGGACACGCTAATAGCAAAAACAGAGAGTCAAAGGTATTCGATAAAGATTATATAAATAACCTGTTAAAACCTAAACAATGAATTACAACAAAGACATAATGGATTGGAAAGAATTTCCTGCACACGATATGATATGGTGCGATCCGCCATGGGAACAAAGAATGGTTAAATACTTTGAAACTGTAATGAAAAGAGATTCAGGCAGAGAAGCCAGTAATACAATCACGAACATCATTAATAAGCTAGGGAGTCTAGCATCAACAGAAAAACTGATTGTAGTTGAATACGGAATTAAAGGGCATGAGCTAGTTATCAGGTTGATGGAAGAGAAGGGGCATAGGTTTATATCTAAACACGAAAGAACGTATGACAAACGTCCGTTTTTAGTTCTAGTCTTTAATAGAGAGATCGAAATGTATGACACAAAAAATGAGTCTGAATTAATTACTAAAACATTGCTTGGCTTAAAAGATATTAAAACAGTATTCGATCCGTTTGCAGGTATTGGATTTACAGCAAAGGCAGTTCGTAAGGCAGGGATTAAATACATAGGGTCTGAGATAAATCCTGCGAGATTTGAAAAGCTAAAGAAAATAAACACATGAAAATATACAGTAAAAACAATGTGCTTGTAGAAGCAGAGAAAAGAATACATAGACTCTTTGACGATTTCGAGAATGTAGTAGTCGGATTTTCTGGTGGCAAGGATAGTACTGTATGCCTTAACCTTACATTAAAAGTAGCCGAAGAGAGAAACAGGTTGCCATTAAAAGTTTTGTGGGTTGATCAAGAAGCTGAATGGCAAGGTACTGCGGATTACTGCGAATCAGTATTCGAGGACAAAAGGATCGAGCCTATGTGGTTTCAAATGCCAATGAAATGGTTTAACAACGTTTCGTCTAATGAGAAATACATTCATATATGGAAGGACGGAGCTAAACACATGAGAGAGCGATCAGATAAATCCATAAAAGAAAACGTCTATTTAGACTTTGGTTTTCATGAGCTGTTTAAAAGGATCTTCGATGTGCACTTTCCTGATGAGAAGTCGTGTTACATATCGGGTGTAAGAACAGAGGAAAGCCCTAACAGAATGATGAGCCTCACAAGCTCGTTGACATATAAGGATATTACATGGGGCAAGATATTAGACAAGACTAAAGAGCATTACACGTTTTATCCTATTTATGACTGGAGCTATAGCGATGTCTGGAAATACATCTTTGACAATAATATCGTTTACAATAGGATTTATGATGCTCTATTTACTCATGGCGTAGGTGTACTCAATATGCGGATCTCTAACC